CTGTGCTGCGCAAAATGTTCTCTGCGTTGGTCGCAACAATCATGTGCTCGGGGTTCACGCAATTGCGAATATTGCAAAGATGATCGATGCACATGCCCTTTGGGATTGGTCCCTTGAAATGTTCGTAGGAAAACCGATGGCCGGAAATAAAATGCCCTTCATCCCAAAATTTGGAATATCCGTTGTTGGCTACTCCGCCTATCCAAAGCCAACAACCCCCAGGGCCGTTTTTATCAACGTGCGAGAAGAATCTTTCCTCTCTTGTTGGAACAGGTACACTCTCAACGCTTCCGTGCTCGCGCATGCGGTTGTAATGCATGGCGCAAAGGCCATTTCCGGCACGTGGTTTATGGCACCCTTCAACAGAGCATGTTCTTTTTTTCTGGACATCAGTCGTTCCATGCCGAATCAATCTCATGTAGTGCATTTGGCAAAGACCGATTGTTTGTGCCATATGGTCGCAACCATCGATAGAACAGGTTTTCTTGGTCATGTTCGCTTGTCTCCTATTAGGTCGGTTTAGTAACCCTAATACGATTATACCAAAGGAGTTATGTTATGCCAATCAGCAATTCTATCTCTGCATTCGGAACACTTTTAAAACGGGGTAACGGCGCCACCCCCGAAGTATTTACAGCCATCGCTGAGGTGGGCGATATCGCCGGGCCTCAGCTCAAAACCCAGTTCGAGGATGCTACCAACCACGGCAGCACCAACGGCTTCGAGGAATCTATCCCCACCACCAAGAGCTTGGGAGCGATTACCTTCCCTATCGGATTTATCCCATCGGATGCGACGCACTCATATTCCGCCGGCCTGGTTGGGGACTGGTACAACAAAACCAAACACAACTACCAAATGGTTTTTCCGGACTCTACCACCTGGACCTTCGCTTGCTACGTGGAACAGGTCAGCATCAAGGCGCCGGTCAAAGGTCAGTTAGGCGCGGATATCACAATGCGCATCACAGGATCACCTGTTTTAGCTTAAGGATAACCAATGCCCAAGATACTAAGTAAAAAAGATATCCTTGCCGCGTCCGACCTCAAGACCGAAGAGGTAGATGTCTCGCAGTGGTGGGGCGGGTCGGTGCTGGTGCGCAGTATGACCGGTGCGCAGCGTGATCGCTTCGAAGGCGAGCGCTCTGGCTTGGCTGGAGTCGATCGTTATATCAATCTGCGCGCCAGGTGGGGCGCTGAGTGCATGGTCGACGAGCAAGGCGAGCGTCTTTTTTCCGAAGCCGATGTGATTGCTTTGGGCGAGAAGAACTCTGCCCCACTTGATCTGGTTTTCGATGCTGCTTTGCGCTTGTCTGGACTAACTCCCACTGTCGTGGAGACCGCAGCAAAAAACTTCGCCAGCGCCCCGAGCGGCGCTTCTACCACAAGCTAGCCGTCCTTTTAGGCTGGCCGTCCGTGGCATGGGGATTGGAGCATATCTCCAGCGCAGAACTTACGGATTGGTCAGCCTATCTGGATATAGAACCGGCGGGTGATGAGCGCGGCGATTACCAGGCTGCGGTGATTGCGTCAACAATTGCCAATGTTTTCAGGAACGAAGACAAGAAAAATGATCCCTATACCATGGGTGATTTTATGCTTAGTTTCGCCCCAAAGGAACCGGAAGTGAAACCGGACTGGCACCAGCAGTTAGCACAAGTTGAATTAATTAATATTGCACTAGGCGGAGTCGATCTCAGGAGCAATCATGGCTGACATTGGACAGATTGGTGACCTGGTTGTTGGCCTGACAATGGCCGCCGGTAGTTATAAGGCTGGACTGGCCGAAGCCGGAGCTGCGACCGACAAAACCACCGCGGGGATGAAACAAGGCTTGGGCGGCGCATCCAAGAGCGGAGACCAATTCAACGCGGTATTGAAGGAGATGGGACTGGGATCGCTGACCACCATCGCCAGTGTGGCCGGGGTGACCGGCGCAGTGATCGGCATGGGCAAAGCGGCTTACGATTCGATCAAGGGTTGGTCGGCGCTGGCCACGCAAGTTGAGGATTATTCCAGACTGACCCATACCGGCGCGGAGGATTCAAGCCGCCTGATTGAGTCTACCGGTGATCTGGGAATCAGTTTCGAGTCACTCGAAAAAGCGATGGAGGCAGCTTCACGTAATGGCCTGGACACCTCCATTACCGGCGTCAAGAACCTGTCAGAACAGTATCTGAAGCTCAATCCTGGACAGGAACGTGCCAAGTTCCTGATGGATGACCTGGGTAAGAGCGGAGAAGACCTGGCCAAGTACATGGAGCTAGGCGCGGCCGGCATCGACAAAGTTACCAAAGCCGTTGGGGGCGCCAAGATAGTTACCGAAGCGCAGATCGAGTTAAACAAAAAACTCAAGGCGTCTCAGAATGATTTTAACGATGTCTTCGAGAATACTAAGCTCCAGATCGGCGGAGCCCTGGCCGGGCCGTTTACAGGGTTGCTCACCTGGTACAACAAATCACAAACCGCCAACGTTGAAACGGGTACATCCTGGTTAGGGTGGGTGCCCATCCTTGGAACTGTTACTCAGGCGATTCGCATTCACACACAATCGCTGAAAGATGACAAGGACGCAGCAGCGGCAGCCTCGGACGCGGCCATTGCTCAAGGCGTGCAAAATATAGCCGATAGTTATACTGGTTTGGCTGCCCGGTATGATGCTGCGGCTGTGTCGCAAAGCAATCTTAATATCGTGGTTCAACATGGCACGCAAGATTATTGGGATTATATTCCGGCTGTCAACCAGGCGAATGCGGCGGTCAACGACATAACGTTCTCTATTGATACCGTTTCCGGGTCTTTTGATACCTGGTCGGCATCGATGATTTACAACAAGTTGGCGGTTGAAGGCGCAGACCAGGCGAACATGGCCCTTGCCGTTAGCCTGGGGTTAATCGATTCCACCGCTCTGGTGGCGGCATCCGGCATTGACCTGATCACCCAAGGGATCTGGAAACAGGCGGACGCGGCCAAGCAGGTACTGGATTACGAGAACGCTCTGCAAGCCTTAAAAGACAAGACCATCACCATCACAACCTATCTCAATACCGTTTTGGGCGCAAGTGCGCCAGGCATACCAACAGGGGGAGATAGCGGAACGCCTGCAATGCCAAGCGGTAGCCCTGGTCCAGGAATGAAATGGTCCTGGAATGGCTCTTTTTGGACGCCTATCGCGGCACGTGCCTCTGGAGGCAGCGTGCAAGCCAATATCCCCGTATTGGTCGGTGAGCGCGGCCCTGAGATTTTCAACCCTGGCTCCAATGGTTCGATCATCCCCAATAACCAGATAGGAAAAATGACAGTGGATTGGTCAGGCTTCCCAATGGACGCGTTTGTCCTGGGGATCCGCGACGCCATGCTGAAGGTTTCGGGATGAGCGACCCAGTTTACCCAACCGCAATAAAAATGGAGGTTTACATTGCCCCATCCTGGATAGATATTACCGCCGATGTGGTTAGTGACATCTCGGCAAATTGGGGTATTCCTGGAGCCACGCCTAACGATAGAGTAGCTTCAACTGGAATCTTACAATTTACTCTTAGAAATGATGCGGGCTGCTCTGGCAATGTGGCTGGATATTACTCTCCCAGTAATGCCAGTTGTTTAACGGGCTGGACAATGGGAAAGAATGTGCGCTTATCAGTTCAATTTGCGGGGGTGTGGGTTTATAAATTCTACGGTCATATTTCTAAAATTGCTCCAGATTCAGGCACTTGGGGATCTCGTCGTGTTTCAGTGACCGTTTTAGATTATATGGACTGGTTAGCTAGACTTACGCTTTATCCTCCTGCTGACTATCAAACAAATTTACGAATTGATCAGATTGTGACAGATATTATTTTCTCCCATCTTTCTATTACGCCTAATGATATGGTTTTTGGGACTGGTTACAACATTTTTCCGTATGTTTATGACACCGTCGAGAACAACACCAGGGCATTATCAGAAATAAGTAAATTAGTTACATCAGAAGGTAGTTATGCCTATGTGCGTCATTCTGACACCAGTGCAATAGCCACAGGCGAGACATTTATTGTTGAGGGTAGAGGCTATAGATATTACCGAACAATTGCCAGTCACATATTAGAATTGATGTATTCTGACACCGCCATCACAGAGGCAAGCCAGGATTTGGTGCAAGAGGACGGAAGCCTGATTGCCTGGGATGAACTCGTAAAGTGCTCGTTCGCTAATAATATGGTGTCGCTGGAATCTCAAGAGGGCACAATTTTCAATAAGATTGTTACCACGATTCATCCCCGTTCTGGCGATGCAAGTCTAAAAGTTCTGTTCACTCTTCACACTGTTGAGAGTCTGGCTGCCGGAGAATATAAAACATTTAATGTGTCATACTCAGACCCTAATATGCCAAATGTTAGAGTTACAGCTGCCTTGACTTCCGGGATTGTTCCTGGAACTGACTGCCACCTGAATTCTAAAGCCGATGGAACCGGAACGACCCTTGATGCTTTTATCGACATGGGAGGAACCTCTTATGTTTCAGGGGCAACGATTATCATCGGCAATGGTGGGTCTACAAATGGTTTTATTACCTTGCTGCAACAAAGGGGACAGGGCGTTTATGTCTATGAACCCATCACCTATACAGCAGAAGATACCGCAT